TGAAGGTGGCTGGAGGGTGAAATGGGTGGCTTCGGGTGGCTTCAGTGAGTGGCTTCTGCCACGCGCACGCCTCCACTTCACTCCTCGTGCGCCCTCCACTTCAGATCCACTTTGGGCTCTCCCCGCCTCCACTTCACCGCTTCACTTCGGGATCTCCCGGCGGTAAGCTGAGTGCGAATGATCTGCCCGGAATGCGGCCGCGAGGTCAAGCTGGTGTGCCGCGACTGCCAGCGCGATCGCGCACGCCGCGGAATGCTTCAGCACCAGCGCCGGTTTCTCCAGACCTGGCTCGTGGGCGAAATCGAGCTGCGCATTCGCGAGCATGAGGGGGCGACGCATCTCGAGCTATTCGACGATCGCTGGCATGCCTTTTGCGGAGTATCCATGTTCGAGCATCCCGAGGCGCGGCGGCGCGTGGGGGAGTTACCCTCCGAGTTATGCTCGGGCTGTCGGCTTATGTTTGACGAGCTTGTGACTAAGGCGAAGGAGGCCATGGTCTGATGTTGGTAACAGTGCGCGTCGTGCTCATGATCCTCGCGATCATCTGTTTTCTGTGTGCCGCTGTCGGCATAACACCGCCGCGAGGCGAGAGTCTCGGCTGGGCCGGGTTGGCGCTGTGGGCACTGGCCGCTGCGATCGCCGTGCCGTGATATGCTTCCTGCATTGAGTTCTTACCCGAGTACACCTCTCACGGCCCGCTAGTCATTGGCGGGCCTTTTCCTGCCCTGAGCCTTCCAAACACGGTAACCGCAACAGTCACCCCAGCGGTTACTGCCCCAGTCACTTCGAGTTATTCGTCCACAAGAGAAGTGTTTGTAACTGCGAGACTTTAGGGTTAAAATCGCGGCAAAGATGTCAGTTGTAAGCGAGGTCGAACTCGCCAAAGCTCTCGGGCGCGACCGCGGCGCGATCCGTAAAGCAGAAGCCGCCGGCCGCATCACCAAGCGGCCCGATGGCATGTATGACCTCGAGCAGGCAATGCAGGATTTCGCGGATACCACGCATCACGAGAAAGGCCACAACAACCGCACCCCGCGCGCGGCGAAGCAGCCGCTTCAAATCGACGGACATCTGCCCGAAATACCGTCGCCCGAAATACCACTGCCGCAAGACGCAAAATCAACCGCGTATGCCAAGGCGCGTGCCGGAACGCAAATCTACGAGGCGTTGCTGAAGAAACTGCGCTATGAGGAACGCGCTGGCAACCTGGTCCCGGCGGCCGACGTCCGGAACGCCCGCTTCACGGAGTTTCGGACGCTGCGCGAAGCCTGCTTCAACATCCCCTCGCGCGTGTCCGCGATTCTGGCCGCCGAAACGAGTGCCGAGAAATGCCAAGCTCTGCTCGAAGCCGAATTGAACTCCGTGTTCGCGGCTTTCGCTGAAGGAACGACGGAAGCCGCATGACGCCGTCGATGATCCTGCAAGCGTCACTCCCAGGCCTGGGCGACGCGTTCAAAGAAACCCGTGCGGCGGTGCGCGCTGGCGCGCGTCCGGAACCAAAGCTGCGCATCAGCGAATGGGCGGACAAGTATCGTGTCCTGTCCACGCGTTCCTCGCCCGAACCAGGGATATGGCGCACCTCGCGCACGCCGTTCCTACGCGACATCATGGACTCCCTGATGGCTGACTCGCCCTGGGAGCGCGTGGTGTTCATGAAAGGGTCGCAGGTAGGCGCCACCGAGTCGGGCAACAACTGGATCGGCTACGTAATCCATCTCGCGCCCGGTCCCATGCTAGTGGTGCAGCCGACCGAGACGATGGCCAAGCGCAACTCGAAACAGCGCATCGGGCCGCTGATCGAGGACTCGCCGATTCTGCGTGAGCTTGTGCGCTCACCGAAGTCGCGCGATAGCGGCAATACGATCCTGGCCAAGGAGTTTCTGGGTGGCATTTTGGTTCTGGCCGGCGCAAACTCCGCGAAGCAGCTGCGCTCGATGGCCGCGCGCTATCTGTTTCTGGACGAGGTCGACGCCTATCCGCCCAATGTGGACCGCGAGGGCGAACCATGCGATCTGGCGATTGCGCGCACGGCGAATTTTCGTCGCAAGAAAATCCTGATCGCGTCAACGCCCACCATCGCGGGCCGCAGCCGCATCGAGACTTTCTTTGCGCAGTCGGATCAGAACTTCTACTTCGTGCCCTGCCCCCGGTGCGGCGTCCTGATCACGCTGCTGCCGGAGCAGCTGGGCTGGTCCTACATTCGCTCGCACCAGGCCTGCTATCGCTGCCAGGAGTGCGGCGGCGAAATTTACAATCACGAAAAAACCGAAATACTCGAGGCCGGTGAATGGCGCGCGACGGCTCCGGGCGACGGCGTCACGCGCGGTTATCACCTGTCGAGCTATTACTCGCCCGACGGCTGGCTCAGTTGGTCCCAGATTATGCGCATGCAGGAAAAGGCCGCTGGGTCGCCGGAAAAGCAGCAGGCCTTTTACAACACGATCCTGGGCGTGCCATGGGCCGACCAGGGCGAGGTGCCGGATGTCGATCGTCTGTACGAGCGCCGCGAGAGCTATCCCATCGGGGAAGTGCCCGAGGGCGGCCTGGTGCTCACGGCAGGCGCGGATATTCAGCGCGACCGCATCGAGGTGGAGATCGTAGCCTGGGGGCGGCAACGCGAAAGCTGGTCTGTCGATTACCGCGTGCTCGAGGGCAACACCAACCAGCCGCAAGTGTGGGAGCAGCTGGCGGGATTGCTGGACGAAGACTTCCCCAGCTTTTACGGCGGCATGCTGCGCATTCAGAAGCTGGCGGTCGATTCCGGCTTCAACACCATACGCGTGTATGACTGGGCCAGGCGCATGGGATCGGTGCGCGTGATGGCCGTCAAGGGTGAACACCACACGCACATCAGCGCCTTCCTGGGACCGCCCACGCTGATCGACTTGACGCCCGGCGGCCGCACGCTGCGCGGCGGCGTGCGGCTCTGGCCAGTCAACACGAGTATCGGCAAGGAAGAACTGTACCGCTGCCTGCGGCTCGCCGTGCCGGACCTCGATGCGGGCGAAGCGTGGCCCCCGGGCTTCTGCCACTTTCCCGGCTACGGCAAGGAGTTTTTCGAGCAGCTGTGCGCCGAGCAGCTGATTACTCACACTGTCGCGGGGCGCACCACCGCCCGCTGGGAAAAGCGGCGGGACCGCAACGAGGCTTTAGACTGCCGCATCTACGCGCGCGCGGCGGCATCCAACCTGCGCATCGACTCCTGGACCGCCAAACGATGGGCTGAGGCAGAGCAGGCCTTGAGGCGGGGCTTAACGCCGGCGGTTCCAGGGACGGCGATCACGCGCTCGCCGACGCCTATGCCGCAATTTAAGCCGTTCGGGTCGAATGACAGCTTCCTGGAGTGAATCGATGACGCCTTTCCGACCACCGAACCCGATGCCGTCCGATATCCGGCTCGCGCTGCCCAAAGACCTTACGCCCGATAAGGCGGCGAAGATGCTAAAGCAGGCGCAAGACGCTTATTTCGATCTGCTGACCGGCAAGATGCCGTCCTCGGTCGATACGCCGCAGCTGGGACGCGTACAGTTCGCCCAAACCACCGCGGCCGATCTCCAGCGCCTGATCGACTACCTGCAAGGCATTGTGACCGGCACGGGTACCGACGGCAGCGGGCTAAACGTTCGCAAGCCAATCAGCTTTTTTGGATGGCCATGAACCTGCCGACGCCACGCCCACCGAAGCCAAGCTTTCTAGCGCGCATGTTGCGGCCAATCATGCGCGCGCAGTCAACCGACGGCGCGACAGGCTACGGCTACGGATACGGCAGCTACGGTTACCGCGATACGCCCTATACCGGCGCCTCTTGGATCAGGAAGCAGCTATCGAACTGGTTTCCGATCCGCGCCGCGGCCGACGCAGAGATACTGAGCGATCAGGGCACGCTCGTGGCGCGCTCGCGCGACCTGGACCGCAACACGGGTATCGCCGCGGGTGCCTTTCAGACCACCCTCGACAACGTAGTCGGCACCAACCTGCGCCTCACCGCTTGGCCCGACTACCGCGCGCTCGGCAAGACTCCCGCCTGGGCCGAAGGCTGGTGCCGCGATGTCGAGAGCCTATGGAAGTCATACGCCGAGACGACGCTCATCGATGTCGCGAACAAGCTCACCTTCGCGGGCCTTACTACGCTGGTCTACCGGAGCGTGCTGCAAAACGGCGAGGCCCTGGCGCTGCCGCTGTGGATGGACCGCCCGGAGCTCGGGCAATTCAAGACCTGCTTGCAGCTGGTCGACACGGACCGGCTATCGAATCCCGGCAACATGACTCCGACGATGTATTTGCGGGGCGGCGTCGAGATGGACGGTTA